TCAATTCGCGCACGTGCTCCAGCTGATCGCGGTGGTGCTCGATCATATTCTTGTGCTCTTCGATTCCCGCGTCCACCGAGTGGCGGGCGGTCTCGCCGTGCTCTTTCCAGTGCGCCCGCTGCGACTCCGCTAACTGCTGGTACTGGTGCCGTGCGTTTTCCGCCTGCACCTGCATCTGCGTGCGCCGCTCCTCCGACTGAATCCTTGCGGCTTCGATTTGGCCCTTCTGCGCCATCCGCTGCGCCTCCAATTGCAGCTTGGCCTGATCCGACTGGCCGCGCTGCTGGACCTGCTGCTGGCGCAGGCGCAGTTCCGCCTGGGCCTGCTGCTGGATGGGATCCTGCGCCTGCTGCTGGGCCTGCTGCTGCTGCGCCCCGGCCTGATTCGCCTGGAGCAGCTTCTGCGCGGCGGCGGCGACGAGCGTGGAGAGTTGGTTCTCGACATCGGGCGGAAGCTTCTCGCCCAGGGCGGGCAGGGGAGTGCCGAGTTTCTGCTCGATCTGTTCTCTATAGGCGAACGCCAGATGCTCCTGCACGTGCGCCCACGCGGCCTGCACGATGGAGGGACCGAGAGGATTCTGCCCGATGGCGCTCTTGAGGCCGGGGTCGTTCATGGCGCCCATGTGAGTCGCGATATGGGCCTGATGATTCTGCCACTGAAAAGCTTTGACGGGTTTCGAAGTAATCAGCGCCATATTTTCCGAGACCGGATCGGCGGGCTGGGCGGCGGTCTTATCGGGGACGATCTGCGGCGCGTTGTCGATGCCCAGAACCTCCAGCATGGAGCGATGCAAAAGCGGCAGGTCGTATAACTGCGGCGCCTGCGCCGAGAGCTGGATGGCGCTCTGGTATTGGAGCACGCGTTGCGCCATGGTGGAGGCGGCGGGATCGGAGATCGGTTCGACCGTGACCTGTTCCGAATAGTCGAACTGTTTGATCGAGCGCGGCATCCCGTTGGGCGGATCGTATTCGTATTCACCGGGAGTGTTGTCGCGGATAATCTCCGCCACTAGTTTGAGTTCGCGCGCCAAAGCAATGTGCATGCGCGACTGCACGGCGGTGATGACTTCTGTTGCGCGTTCAATAAGAGCTAATATCGTTCCGACCGGAGCGTTCTGCGTGGAAGTGTTTAAGTCTAATTCCGCAATCGAGGCGAAGGACTTGCCTTCCTGCACCAGCATCTGCAGGAGCTGAAAGAGCACAACACTGGGCTCTTTATACGGCATCGGGAAAATCGACTCCGCGATCTTCCCCGCCGGTACGTCCACGTCTCGCCACTCGCCCGGGTGTATCGGATCATTGTCTCCCCGGATCTTCAACTGTCGGGACTTCATTCCTCCCGGAAGATTGCTCAACGTGCCCGCGTCCACCAGCTGTCTTAATATCGAAGTGGAGGAATGCCCGATGCCTCCTATTAAGTGAATCAGTCCGAGTCCGTACGGCCCTTTCCACGGGACATACCGGTAGTGAATGAAACTGACGATCTTAGTAAAGTTGGGATCGTCTTTTCTCCAGTTCCTTCGGATCGAGAGAATCTTGTTATTCTCCGTCTCCATCGTGACGATATAGGGCCGGGTATTCCCCTCGATCATGAGATTGGTCGAAGTCTCCCACAAGGTCAGCAGTTCGTTCTGCGCGAACGAGGGGCTCATGCCGCTCAGTTTGTCGAGGGACTGGTCGATGCGCTCCTGCTGCACGGTGCCGCGCTGGATCGGGATGGCGCGGTAGAATCCCGTGGCCTGCAATTGCAGAACGTCGCCGTAAGCCTTTTTGATGATGTGCGTGTATCTGGGCGTGGTCTCCAAATTGGGGAAGCCATACGGCATGATAAAGTCGTGCGCGGGCACGAACTGACTTACCGGGCGTTTCAACAGCTGATCGTAGTAGACCTTTTTAAAGGCGCTCCCATCCAAGGGAATCGCGAACAGCAGCTGCTCTGTCTCGTCGCGGAATTCCAGCATCCGTTGCGTGAGCCAGTAATTCAGATCGGCGGCGACGCGCTTGGCCTGCTGAACTTTAAACTGGTTGGTCTCTCCCACAATCTTGGCGTTGGCCGGTCCGGTGGGGGGAAACATCCTGGTGATGGTCTTCGACTGAAAGCGGACGGCGGCTTCCAGGATCATCGGGTGGACCACGCCGCAGGCGCCCTGCCAGGGGGTCTGTCTCTGCTCGTCCTTGATGCCCAATAGGTCCAGTCCTTTGACTAATGCGTCCTCCCATTCTTTTCTCGACTGCTTGTCCTCGTTGAATACGAACTGCAGGTCATTCGAAATATGCTGGAGCGTGGCCTCGTCCAAAGCCTCCGCGAGGTTCGCTTCAAACGGCAGCGCGGCGAGATCAGCCTGTTCGCTGGAGTCCTCCAGATAAACATCCATCCCGCCGTCTTCGCCGGGGACGGAGTAGGCCGTGTCTCCCAGATCGAGCGGGGCGGCGCCGGGAGTGGCGATTCCGTTCGCGAAATCGGGGGTGACTACCGGCTTATCGAAGGGCATTGCTCTGAGTATAAAAAAGGCGGCGGGTTTTCAGGGAACCGCCGCCTATCAAGAACGAAACAAATGACCGCAACCACTTTACCAAGTTATCCTGGTCTGGTACGCGGGAAGTTCAGCGGGACGGCGGAAAGGACGCCGGGGGAAAACGGTTTTCTGAAAGTCGTCCCGTTTCCCGTCAGCAGCCCAGGCAGCATCCGAACAAAAAATTCAATAGCCGAAAAATCACGCGGACCAGTAGAGTTGTCCGAGATCGGACGAGATCTGCGACACCGCGAGGTGATGAGGCTGGCCTTCGCTGTACTTGTCCACGACCGGCTGGGGCTTCCGCGACCGGTCGAGAATATCCGAGGGGTATTCCTGAATCCGCAGCGTCTCGCCCTTTAAGACCACCGTTCCGTGGACTCCCCGGACGCGGATGTCCGGGTCGGAATCCTCGTAATGAAACTGCGCGTACTGGCCTTCGGTTTCATCCCGCATCGCGGCGTCCGGGACCACCGTCTGAATCATCTCCAGGCCCCTCTTGGCGTCCGCGCGCGTCGAGAACATTCTCCAGTTCTGCTCCCCGACCGGACGCAGATCGGGGGGACTGCCGGGGGCGGCGTGGTTCTGTTGGACTCCGGTGGGATAGCTGGTCACGGGCTAACCTCCTAAAAGGTGAATGGCCTGCCGCAGCAGCTCGATCACGTGCTGCGCGGGACTGCCTGCCTGTGGCTGCTGGCCGGGGCGCTGCGCCTGCGGCGCGAGCGACTGGATCTGTTGCCGAAGCTGATTCAACTCCGCGCGGATCTGCTGCAGATCTCCTCCCGTCTGCGCGGCGGCTGCTGCCGGTTGCGGCGGTCTTGGCGGCGCCTGCGGCGCGGCAGCGGGCGGGCGGGGAGGGCCCGATTGCGCTCCCGGCTGCGCGCCGCGCGGCCCTGGCGGCTGCGGCGGCTGGGCCGGTTTTGCTTGTTGCGGCGGGGCGGCGGCGGGTTTTGCCTGCTGCTGGAATTGGCCGGGACTGCTCATGATTGTTCTCCTTCTCTTATAACTGTAGCCATGTATTGCTGAAGCGGATGGACAACGTGACGCGCTCGCTGTCGAACCACAGATCTCCTTGCGCGGGCGTGGGCGGCGGCGCCGCTCCGACAAAGACGGTCCCGCCGGGAGGCCCTGCAGGACCTGCAGGGCCGGTAGCCCCGGTGGCTCCGGCAGGTCCGGTAGCTCCGGTAGCTCCGGGTGTCCCCTGACTTCCGGGACTTCCGGGAGGCCCCTGGGGACCGATGCTTCCGGTGGGTCCGGTGGGACCCTGGATCGTGGCCAGCCCCATATCGGTCCATGTCGCGGCGTCTCTGAGCCAGACCGTTCCGGTGGACTGGACGAAATAAACCGTCCCGACCGGCGCGCTCGCAGGCAACCCGGCGGGCGTCGCGGCGATGCCGCTCATGGTGACGATGGGAGACGGCTCCCCCGGAGGGCCTTGTTCGCCGGGGCCTCCGCGAGGTCCGGTAGCTCCCATCGGACCCATCGGGCCGGGCACGGTCGAGGGAGCGCCGGGCGGACCCTGCGGTCCGGGTATTCCTTGACTTCCGGTAGCCCCGGTCAAACCTCGCTCTCCGGGAGGGCCCCTATGGCCTCTGGGCCCGGTGGGACCCGGGATGGGCACGCCCGAGGCGAGCGTCGCAATGAATCCGTTAGCGGCCATACTTCTCCTTCTTCAGTTCGCTCAACTCGCGATCCAGTTGCTGGATGGCCCGCAACATGTGAAAAAAAACTTCATGCGTGTTGATCCCGTCCACGTCCGTCTCTTCTTCGTCATCGGGATCAAGCTTGGCCTTCACTTTGCATACTGCAGCGGGGACCAGTCTGCGAAGTTCGTCCGCGTCGAAAGAGACGACGCGCGCGCCGTCCGGGGTGCCAGCCTTGCCGTTATATTCGCTCACGGTAGGGTCCAGCGCGCGGATTACTTCCATGTCGCCTTCGAAGCGCCGCACGTTGCGCTTGGTGCGGCGGTCGCTCGCAATCGTCCACGTATTGGTCCCCGGCTTGGCGGCGGAATCGCTCGCGACTTGCAGAAAGTAAGTGGCGGCGCTGGCGCTGCCGATCATCGTATAACCGTTGGCGCCGATCCGCATGGCGTTGACCCAGGTTCCGTTATTGCGGGTCTGGATGATCAGGTCGCCGGTATTTCCGGCAGTGCCGCGATGGTAGCCCGTAATGGTGACCAGCCGCTTGTCCTGGATGGTCATGGCGTAATTGGAAAACGTCAACTGGCCGATCTCCGAATTGTCGCTCGTCGTATTTCCGTTCAAATGGAGCAGCGAACGGCTGTAGTTGGCGGGACCGATTGCGATGTGCGTGGCGTTGCGGTCAATCGGCGCCACGGTCAGATCATTCGCGACGCCCAGTGCGTTGGCGCTCCAGCCGCCGAAACCCCAGGTGGAGTAGGTAAGCGCCCGCTCCAATCCCGCCGAAGTGCTGAACCGGAAGGTCACGGGAAATCGAATGTCGGAGGCTGTTCCGTCTCCCATCACGTTCATGTTTCCGTTGACCGAGAGCCGGTAACTAGAGGACGCGCCGGTTCCGATGCCCACATCGCCCGCCGAGGAAATCGTCATGCGCGCCGTCGTGGCGTTGCCTGCTCCGAACGTTAAACTCCCATTGGCGTAGAGCGTGTTGACCACGCGGATATTGCCGTTCACATCCAAACGCGTGGCAGGCGTGCTTGTATTGATGCCTACATTGCCGTCCGTCTCGATCCGCATGCGCTCGGTGGTCGAGTTGTTCGATCCGAAGAGCAGAGCAGCATTGGCGTAAAGCGTATTGGTGGCTTTAATATTGCCGTTCACGTCAAGCAATGCGGCGGGGCTCGCCTGATTGATTCCCACGTTGCCGTTGGTCTGAATGCGCATTCGCTCGGTCGTGGCGTTGTTGGATCCGAAGATCAAGGCGGCGTTGGCGTAGAGAGTATTGGTGACCTTAATATTGCCGTTTACGTCGAGCAGCGCGGCGGGAGTCGTGGTTCCGATCCCCACGTTGCCGGTGGTCAGGATGGTCATGCGCGCCGTCGTCGAGCCGCTGCCGAAGGTCAAGTTGGTTCCCGAAGCCGAATAGAGAAGATTGTTGATCACCGCATTGCCGTTCACATGCAGCATCTGCAGAGGGCTGTCCGTTCCGATGCCCACACGGCCCGCCTCGTTGATGCGCATGCGTTCGACGCAGGTAGGCGAACTGCCGTCGTTCACCCAGAAGGTCATCACGCCGCCGTACACGCCGAACTGGAAAGATCCCCCGGAGGGACGCCGGTGAACGCGAATGGCGGCGGCGCGCGCATCTTCCGTCTCGTAACCGGCAGAGGTGAACCAGCCGCTGCAGAATTGGATCTCTCCGATCAGGTAATTGCTGTTGCCCACCCGGCTTAAAAAAGTGAGGACGTTGGTGTCGTTGGTGGGTTGGTTGCCGATGAGCAGGCGATTCTGATTGGCGACGCCTTTGCTGACTCGGAAAGTATCGTTGGCGTCGTTATCGGGCGGGATGACGTAACTGGTGGCGTTTCCCACGATCCACACCACCGAGCGGCCCTGCTCCAGAATGCGCACGCGCTCTGCCCAGGCGCCGGAATTGTTGGTGAAGAAGCTCATCGAACCGGCATTGTCTGCGGTTCGCCGGTGGACCTGAACGGCCCCCAGCCTTTTCTCCGTTACGGTGAGGGCGTAGTTGGCGATCTGAAAGCCGCCCGCCAAAGCATTGTCTGCGGTGACGTTGGCGCAGGCCGTGATGGCGCCCGGCGTGGTTCCGGTAAACGATCCCACGATCAGGAAAGTCATCGTGCCGGAATTGGGGACCGGGGTGGCGTCGTTGCCGATTCCGATGTTGCCGCTCGCGGCGATCCGCAGCCGCTCCGTGGGCGCCGCCATCGTGCCGGTGGAAAACCGCAGAGTATTGGTCGTAGCGCCGCTGATCAGCTGGAAGCCGTTGGCGTTGATATCGCTGATCCAGGGTGTCGAGGTATTGAAGAGCGTTCCGTTCTTATAGATGTCCCCTGTGAAATTGATGTCCCCGCCCACGTCGAGCCGATAGGCGGGCGCCGCGACGTTGATCCCCACGTTGCCTGCCGTGGTGAGAATCATGCGTGTCGTCGTATTGCCCGCGCCGAACAGCAGGTCTGTGCTGGCAGGCGTGTAGATCAGGTTGTTGAAGATCGCGTTGCCGTTGACGTGGAGCAGCGCGGCGGGCGCCGTAATCCCGATGCCTACATTCCCGACGTGCGTGACGCGGACACGCTCTCCCATCGTTCCGGCATTGGAAGTCGAGATCGCAACCGCGCCGCTCGATGCGCCGAACGAGGTTTGTCCGGTGACCGAAGCGATGCGCTTGTCTCCTGCCGCGAGATTGTAATTCGCCCAGTCGATGCCGCCGATGGTGCCGCCGGTCGTATTGCTCATGCAGGTGTAATACGCCTGCTGGCCAGACGTATCCGATCCCAGCATCAGCCGGGAACCGGCAGAGCCTCCCGGCGGGGTGCGGCCGATATTGCCGATGGCCACGCGCCCTTCCTGGGTGATGCGCATGCGTTCTGTGCACACGTTGGGCGTGTTGCTGATCAGGCCCATGCTGGTCCAGAAAGACAGTTCGCCGTTATAGCGCCACTGGCGTCTGGTGGCGCGGATGGCGGCGCAGCGATAGTCCTCCTGGACGCCCACGCCGATGCCCGCGCCGGAATCCACGAATTGCAGTTCTCCGACCAGATTTTCAGGGCTTCCGGTGCTCGTCGTGAGAGTCAGGATCGCGGGGCGGGCGTTGTTGGCGGTATTGCCCAGGATGAAGCGGCTGTTGTTGGCCGCTCCTTTATTGGGGCGGGCCGTATCGTTATCGTCGTCATCGGGGAAAACGGTTCCGTTATTGCCCACGGCCACCACGCCGATTTCGGTGACGCGCATGCGTTCTGTGGGAGAAGCCGTCGTCCCGGTGGAGAAGCGCAGCGTATTGGTGGCGGAGCCGCTGATGAGCGCGTAGTTATTCGCATCGATGTTCGACTGCCAGGGCGTCTGCATGCGGCCCGCGCCGATGTCCGCGATGGCGGTCTGCGCGTTCGTCCAGGTCGCGCCCGAGATCGCCGTAATCTGCGGCGAGAGCGCCACCATCGAGGCCGTGATCGCCACGTGGCCCACCGCGAGAACGGTCCAGGTGGTTCCGTCCGTGATCAACTGATCGCCCATCTGCATGGCGGGCGGTCCCGTCCCGTCCGCAGTGGCGATCAGGAAATCGCCGGAATGCAATCCGGTCGCATTGGCGGCGGGCAGCGGGCCGTTGAGCGCGGCGAGCGAGG